CAGATGCAGGACTCAAGATGGTACAAGCAAGTAACAAATCGAGCAGACAGACTTATATCTCGAATGAAAGCAGTCGGCTTGAGTTAATAAAACAAAGGCAAAGAAAAAAACATATTAAAAATTTAATAGAGTTTTTTAAACCTAGAAAAAGGGAGTTTATTACATATGTCAACGGAAGATAGAAAAATAAAAAAAAGAAAAAAATTTAATGAAAGTTATATGCGTATAACTAAAAAACAATATGATTTACTTTCAGAAAATGAAAAAAAATTATATGATGCTGCAAAAGAAAATAAAAACATTTTAGGTGGAAGAATATTAAAAAATAAATCTCCTGCAAATCTAGCTTTAATATCTAAAAAATTTGTAGATAGAGGTTTTGGAAGACTAAAAATGGTTGATTCAGAAACTTATGAAACAGTTAAAAGACCTATGTTTGTTGGTGGTAAAAGAGCAAGTGAACTACTACAAAAAAGAATAGATAGGGCAGATACTAGTGGAAAAGATAAATCATATTTAATTGATATTGGAATAAAAGGACCTTTACCAAAACCCCTGTCCCCAAAAAAGAAAAAAGAGTTGATGTCTAAAATAGGTAAATCTGAAAATTTAAAGAATAAGGGTGGTTTATCTGCTAACAAGCGTTTCGGAAATATAGATTACAGAAAAGGTGGAATGGTACGTGGCTAGAAAACTTACAGAAAGACAACAAAAATTTATTGATGCATTATTTGCAGATGCAAATGGTAATATTAGAGATGCTAAAGTTATTGCAGGATATTCTCCTAATACAAATAACCAAGAAATAATACAGTCTTTAAAAGAAGAAATACTAGAAGCTACACAACTCTATATGGCAAGTAACGCTCCTAAAGCTGCAATGGCTATGGTAGAGGGATTATATGACCCAACAGAGTTAGGTATTAAAGATAAAATGGCTGCTGCAAAAGAACTATTAGATAGAACTGGATTAATTAAAACTGAAAAGGTACAAGTAGAATCTTCAGGAGGTGTTATGTTAATGCCTGCTAAACAAGTAGTAAAAGAAGAAGATGAGTAGAAGTCTAGGTAAATGGAAATTACCTCAACCTGCAGATATCAAAGAAGATAATGAATGGGTATCAATACCTCGTATAGCTAGAACAATACCATTTGGCTATAAACAAGATAGTGAAGACCCTGATATTTTAAGACCTGTACCAACTGAATTAGATTTACTAGAAAAAGCTAGAAAGCATGTAAATCAATATTCCTATAGAGAAGTAGCTAATTGGCTAACAGCTAATACAGGCAGAAGTATTTCTCATATAGGTTTAAGAAAAAGATTAATGAATGAACGACGACGTAAGGACAAAGCTAAAAGCATCCGTCAGTGGGCAGAATATGCGGAAAAGGCAATCGCCAAAGCGCATCAAATCGAAACCGAAAGAACAGGTGCAAATAAAAGAGCAGTCGCTACAGAATCATAGTACATTAGAGTCTATACAAGAAGAAGAAGCTAATGTATTATTTAAACCAAATGAAGGACCTCAAACTGATTTTCTAGCAGCTTCTGAAAGAGAAGTGTTATACGGTGGTTCTGCAGGAGGTGGTAAAAGTTATGCTATGTTAGCAGACCCTTTAAGATATATGGGTCATCCACAATTTAGTGGGTTGTTACTTAGACATACAACAGAAGAACTTAGAGAGCTTATATTTAAATCTCAAGAGTTATATCCACAAATTTGGAAAGGTATCAAATGGTACGAAAGAAAAATGCAGTGGGTAGCACCGTCAGGTGCAAGGCTATGGATGTCATATCTTGATAGAGATGAAGACGTTATGCGTTATCAAGGTTTAGCATTTAGTTGGATAGGTTTTGATGAATTAACACAATGGTCTAGTCCTTTTGCTTGGAATTATATGCGTTCACGTTTACGTTCTACAGCAGGTGATTTACCAATATTCATGAGAGCTACAACAAACCCAGGGGGTGTAGGACATCATTGGGTTAAAAAAATGTTTATTGACCCTGCTCCATATGGAAAGGCATTTAGTGCAACAGACATTGAAACAGGAGAAGTCCTTAAATATCCATCAGGACATTCTAAAGCAGGCAAATCTTTATTCAAGAGGAGATTTATTCCTGCAAGATTATCTGACAATCCATACCTCTCACAAAGTGGAGACTACGAAGCAATGCTTCTTTCCCTTCCTGAACAACAAAGAAGGCAGTTACTTGAAGGGGACTGGGATATTAAAGAAGGTGCAGCATTTACTGAGTTTGACAGGAATGTACACGTTATTGAGCCTTATAGTATCCCTAATAATTGGGTTAAGTTCCGTGCTTGTGATTATGGTTATGGTAGTTACTCAGGAGTTATTTGGTTTGCTGTATCGCCTGCTGAACAACTTGTGGTCTATCGTGAATTATATGTATCAAAAGTTTTGGCTACAGACTTAGCTGACATGGTATTAGAAGCTGAAGCAGGAGACGGTAATATTAAGTATGGTGTATTGGACTCAAGTTTGTGGCATAAAAGAGGTGATACAGGTCCTTCACTAGCAGAACAAATGATTACTAGAGGGTGTCGTTGGAGACCTTCTGATAGAAGTAAAGGTTCAAGAGTAGCAGGTAAAAACGAAGTACATAGAAGATTACAGATAGACGAGTTTACAGAAGAACCTAGATTAGTATTTTTTAACACATGCACTAATATAGTGTCACAATTACCATCAATACCTTTAGATAAGAAAAACCCTGAAGATGTTGATACAAAAGCAGAAGACCACTTATACGACGCATTAAGATATGGGATTATGTCAAGACCTAGATTTAGTATATTTGATTATGACCCACATGGAAAACCATCAAGTAGTATGCCAATAGCAGATTCTACATTTGGTTATTAAGGAAAATATATGGCTGAAGAACAAGAAATGGATATAAATGATAATGCAGTAGCATTAGACGATACAGAAACTCCTGAGGATTTTCAAACTAAATCTGTAGTTGACTATATAAACGAAAGATATAAAAAATCAGATGACTATAGACAACAAGATGAAGATAGATGGTTAAGAGCATATAGAAACTACAGAGGTATATATGGACCTGATGTTCAGTTTACAGAAGCTGAAAAATCTAGGGTATTTATAAAAGTAACAAAAACAAAAACATTAGCAGCCTATGGACAAATAGTAGATGTATTGTTTGGTGGTAATAAGTTTCCATTAAGTATAGAGCCTACTGAGTTACCTGATGGTGTTGTAGCTGATGTACATTTTGACCCTAAAGCTCCTGAACAATTAAATGATGAACAAAGTTTAGAAAGCCCTTATGGTTTTAAAGGTGATGGTAAAGAATTACCACCAGGTGCTACTGAAAAATCATTAAAAGATTCATTAGGTCCTTTGTCTGAAAAACTAGCAGATGTAGAAAATTTAAAAGAAGGTGTAGGCTTAACTCCTACAGCTGTAACTTTTAGCCCTGCTATGGTAGCAGCTAAAAAGATGCAAAAGAAAGTACATGACCAATTAGAAGAATCAAATGCTTCTATGCATTTAAGAAGTGCAGCTTTTGAAATGTCTTTATTTGGAACAGGTATAATGAAAGGACCTTTTGCTGTAGATAAAGAATATCCTAATTGGGACGAAGGTGGAGATTATAATCCATTAATAAAAACTGTACCTGAAGTTACACAAGTATCTGTTTGGAACTTTTATCCTGACCCTGATGCACATAGTATGGAAGAAGCTCAATATGTAATTGAAAGACATAAAATGTCTAGAAGTCAATTACGTGCATTAAAAAAGAGACCATACTTTAGAGATAGTGTAATTGACGAAGTTATAGAAATGGGTGAAAACTATGTTAAGAAGTATTGGGAAGACGATTTAACAGACTATGCTCCTGACTACGGAATAGATAGATTTTCTGTATTAGAATATTGGGGCATGATAGACACAGAATTATTAATTGAACAAGGTGTAGATATACCTGCTGAATTAAAAGATACTGATGAACTACAAGCTAATGTTTGGACTTGTAATGGTAAGCTAATAAGAATGGTATTAAATCCATTTAAACCTGCTAAAATACCTTACATGGCAGTTCCATACGAACTTAATCCATACTCATTTTTTGGTGTTGGTATAGCTGAAAACATGGATGATACACAAACATTAATGAATGGTTTTATGAGAATGGCTGTAGATAACGGTGTGTTATCAGGTAATTTACTTATAGAAGTAGACGAAACTAATTTAGTGCCAGGTCAAGATTTATCTGTCTATCCAGGCAAGATATTTAGAAGACAAGGTGGCGCTCCAGGTCAGGCTATATTTGGAACTAAGTATCCAAATGTATCTGCAGAAAATATGCAGTTGTTTGATAAAGCTAGACAATTAGCTGATGAATCAACAGGGCTACCTTCTTTTGCTCATGGTCAGACAGGTATTACAGGTGTAGGTAGAACTGCATCAGGTATATCTATGTTGATGAATGCTGCAAGTGGTAATATAAAAACAGTTATTAAAAATATAGACCACTATCTTCTTAGACCTTTAGGAGAGGGTTTATTTAGATTTAATATGCAGTTTGACTATGACCCAAAAATAAAAGGTGATTTAGAAGTTAAAGCTAGAGGTACAGAAAGTCTTATGGCTAATGAAGTTCGTAGTCAAAGATTAATGCAGTTTATGCAGGTAGCAGGTAATCCTGCATTAGCTCCGTTTGCTAAGTTTCAATATATAATTAGAGAAATAGCAAAAGCTCTAGATTTAGACCCTGATAAAGTTACAAATAATATGGATGAAGCTGCATTACAAGCAGAGCTTATGAAAGGTTTTCAAGCTCCTTTACCTGAACAACAGGGTATGGTAGCAGGTGCTAATCCTGCAGACCCAACAGGAACAGGTGGAGGAACTATAGGTACAGGTCAAGTGCCTTTACCACAAGAACAAGGATTTACAGGAAATAATGGACAAGAGCCTACTCAACAAACTGAAGCCACTGGTCAGCAACAGCAACCTTTGGCAGGGATTCAGTAATTATATTGATGCACTTATAGAACAACAACATAAGACATTAGAACAATCAGATAATATATCAGCTATAAATAGGTCACAAGGGTCTATTATGGCATTTAAAAGACTAAAACTACTTAGAGACGAGGTATTAAAAAATGGCTGAAGCTATGAAAGAACAAATGGAATTATTTGAAGATGGTGGATTAGAACAAGACGGTGGTACGGTAGACCCTGTATCAGGTAATGAAGTCCCTATTGGTTCATCGCAAGAAGAGGTTAGAGATGATATACCTGCACAATTAAGTGAGGGTGAGTTTGTATTTCCTGCAGATGTCGTAAGATTTATAGGATTATCTAAGTTAATGAAGTTAAGACAACAAGCTAAAGCAGGTCTTAAACGTATGGAAGATATGGGTCAAATGGGTAACTCAGAAGAAGCTATACTTCCTGATGATATACCTTTTGACATGGACGATTTAGATTTAGAAGATGATACTTTAGAATTACAAGAGGGTGGTATGGCAGGAGCATTAGTACAGGGTGCTGCAAGAACTTTTGGTGGACGTAATTATGCAGATAATATAAATGTACAACAAGGTCAAACTTTTGCAAATCAAGATTTTAGTGTACCTCCAATAGAAACACAACCAATACAACCTTCTCCTACAGATAACTATGTATCTCCTATACAAGCTCCAACTCCTGTAGAAGCTCCTGTAGACCCTTTACCTCCATTCAATGTATTTGTACCTCCTGTAGCAGATGAATATAGAGAGTATGTAAATGATGAAGGTATTGTTATAAATGTTCCATTTTTTAGAGGTCAAATACTTCCAGGTTACACAGTTCCCAAAGGATTTAGACCTAAAGAAACTGAGCCTGTAGACACTATTGAAGATGATGCTCTTACGGATATAACTGAACCTGAGCAAGAAGATAGAGAAAGTAGAATAAAAAAAGAAGAAGAAGCTGAAAAAAATAGAAAACAAAGTTACAGTAACACTGTTCAAAAAGTAATGGATGAAAATCCTAACTTTACTTTTCAAGAAGTAATGGATTATATAAAAGACGGTAACTCTACTATAAATATTTTTGGTAAAGAAGTAAAAGCTCCAGGATTTTTATTTAATGAAAAAGAATTAGAAGATGCTTACAATAGAAATTTAGATGCCTATGGAGATGATTTTGGTGAAAGTTATGCTCAGTTAAAACCTGATGAAGAAGAACGTGGGTATACTTTTGGAGATGAAGCAGATAAAAGAAGGGCTGAAGCAGCAGCTAAAAAAGCAGCTCAAGAAAAGGCTGAAGCAGAAGCAGCAGCTTATCAAAAATCAAGACTAATAGCAAAACAAAAAGCTGAAGAAGAGTTTGCTAAAAGAGTTGCAGAAGAAAAAATATTAGCAGATGCAGTTAAAGAAGCTGAAGAACGGTCTAAAATAGAAAGTGCTGCTCAAGCTATAGCTGATAGAAAAACAAAAGCAGCAGAATTAGAGGCAAAAGCTAAAGCTAATCGTAAAAGACTAGCTGATGAAGCTGCTCAAAGAAGAAGAGAACAAAGTGCAGCAGAAAGAAGAGAACAGGATAGAAAAGATGCAGCCGAAGCTAGAAGAGCAGAAAAAGAACAAACAAGAGCGCAGAGAGACAAATATACTAGAGATGAAAAGTTTGAAAAAAAGACAGGATTTAGAAGAGCAAAAGGTGGTATAATAGAAAAACCTAAAAAGAAAATGAAGCGTGGTGGAGTAGCTTCTAAAAAATAATCCACATATTGTTGGCTACTCACACCCCCAAGTGGCTACTATGACCCCAACAAAGGAGAAGAAAATATGGCTGAAGCTATAGTACAGGAAGCAACACCTAAAAAAGTTGCATTTATGTCTAAACCAAAAAATGTAGAACAGAGAATAAAAAAAGACGAAGAAGAATTAAAAAAACTTATGGAGCAGGAAAAAGAACCTGAACCACAAAAAGAAGAAGAGAAGGTTGAAGAAGAAGAACCAAAAAATGCTGAAGAAAAAAGTTTTAAAAAGCGTTATGGAGATTTAAGAAGACATTCTCAAAAGCAAGCAGAAGATTATAAAAAAGAAATTGACTCTTTAAAAAAACAATTAGACTCTGCAACTAAACAGGAAATTAAATTACCTAAAACTGAAGAAGAAATAGAAGAATGGGCAAAGAAATATCCTGACGTAGCAGGTATAATAGAAACAATAGCAATTAAAAAAGCTACAGAGCAATCTAAAGAATTAGAAGAAAGAGTAAAAGCTATTGATGAAATGCAGTCTAATGTTACTAAAGAAAAGGCTGAAGCAGAATTATTAAGACTACATCCTGATTTTGCAGAAATAAGAGATACAGATGAGTTTCATGAATGGGCAGACGAACAACCTAAATGGGTTCAAGATGCTTTATATGAAAATGATAATGATGCAAGGTCAGCTGCTAGAGCAATAGATTTATATAAAATAGATAAAAACTTAGTTAGTGATAAAAAAGTAAAAACAGATAAAGAAGCGGCAAAGTCTGTAAATACTAAATCTTCTAGAAATAAACCTTTAGAAAATGAAAGCTCTAACTATTTTAAGGAATCTGACGTACAAGATATGTCAGCTGAAGAGTACGAAAAAAACTCCGACGCAATAATGGAAGCTATTCGTGCTAATAAATTTATATACGATATTTCAGGAAATGCAAGATAAATGCTTGACAAAGCTAAAATATTGTATATAACTATATAATATATATTAAACTATCCCTATGTTATAATACATAGCTACGTAGTTATAATACGCAGATATAAAGATATTAGACCTACTCTGTCTAGTAAAAGCCCAAGTTTGCAAAGTACAAGTAAATTTGCACCTTTGAAAAATAGACCCCTCAATAAACTAAATATTTTGCATTTGTTTGTAGTATAATTAAGGAGAAATACTATGGCGTTTAAAACAGCTGCTG